ATGCTGACTGAAATCACCTGCAAAGCCGCTACCTGCCCTGCCGACAAGCTGCGCCTACGTCTTACCGACGCTGGTGGGCTGTATCTGGAGGTCACGCCCCAAGGCGCAAAGCGCTGGTTCTGGAAGTACCGCTTCGACGGCAAGGAAAAGCGCCTGTCCCTGGGCAGTTACCCCGCCGTCAAGCTCAAAGAAGCGCGCTTTGCCAGGGATGACGCTCGCAAGCTCTTGTCCCAAGGTAATGACCCTGTTCAGCGGCGCAAGATCGACAAGGCCACGGCACGGGTGAACGCGGGTACCACCTACGAGAAGGTAGCCCGCGAGTTCCACGCCCTAAAGGTCAAGGAGTGGAGCGCTGCGCACTTCACCAAGTGGATCAGGCTGCAAGAGGCAAACCTGTTCCCGTGGATCGGCCCGCTGCCGATTGCCGACATTACCGCGCCGCTGCTGCTGGAGACCTTGCGCCGCGTGGAGGCCAGGGGGAAGAACGAAACGGCACATTCCCTGCGCCAGTACGCGGGCCAGGTGTTCCGCTATGGCATGGCAACAGGGCGATGCACTCAAGACCCCGCCCATGCGCTGCGCGGCGCATTGCAGGCCGTGATCGTCAAGCACATGGCTGCCGTGTTGGAGCCAAAGCAAGCGGGCGAGCTGCTGCGCGCCATTGACGCCTACCACGGGCATCCAACGACGCGGGAGGCCCTGATCCTGTCCGCCCTGCTCTTTCAGCGGCCCGGCAACATCCGGCAGATGGAATGGGCCTGGGTTGACCTGGAGGGCGCGATGCTGACCATTCCCGCCGCGTCCATGAAGCGCACTGTTCAAGGCAAGCGCACGGGCAAGCCGCACCTTGTCCCGCTGGCACCGCAAGCCGTGGAGTGCCTCAAGCGCATGCAGGTTCTATCCGGCGCTGGGCGCTACGTGTTCCCCTCGCTGCTGACGGGCGAGCGCCCTATGAGCGACAACACGGTGAATACCGCCCTGCGCCGCATGGGCTACACCAACAGCGAAATGACGGCCCACGGGTTCCGGGCGATGGCCCGCACCATCCTGGGCGAGCACCTGGAGACTGATCCCGAGGTAATCGAGGCGCAACTGGCGCACGGCAAAAGCGGGCCGCTGGGCATGGCCTACGACCGCACCACCTACATGAAGCAGCGGCGCGAAATGATGGCGCAGTGGGCCGACTACCTAGACAAGCTGCGCCAGGGTGCGGACGTGATCGCCCTGCGCGCGTGAGGCATAAGACGATGGCAAAAGCAAAATCAATCGCACGCTGGACGGTGAGCTGGCGCTTTGGCGACGGGTCAACCGAAACAATGCCGGTGGCAGATTTGGAAGAGAGCTTGCAGCGGCAATATCACGCAATGGCAACCAGCGATGATCCGTTACTCGCTGATGCGGGGCGCCGCCGATTACGGGAGGCCGCAGAAAATGCAGCCGCGCAGCAAATCGCCAATATGCAGCGCGCCGATATTTCAAAGCGCGCCCGATCCAGCCACCGAGGAGACCTCAAGGAAATTATTCAGTCAGTCATGCGCGCAGAAAAGACGCGCGGCACAGACTTCAAAACGTTCATGAGCCGGTGGGAAAAGGGTGTACTAAATGGTTTGCGATGCCAGCCCGAGGGCGGAAACAACTACCTGATCGAGGACGAAAACGACATCGATGGACACCAGCGCAAGTACACCTGGGGCACGCTCCAAACCTACTATTCGCAGTCGTGATTTAACGTTAGCGTCGTTAGCGCCAATCGCACCTCGACATTGCACCCATGTTCATTCATGGAGGTGCAAATGCAACCAGCTACCGTTTCCCGCCGTCATAACCGCGCCCCGCTGCAATCCCTGCACGCCGTCCAAATTGCCGAGGCGCTGCTGAAAATCCAGACCGTGATAGCCGTCACGGGCCTGTCTGAGTCCACTATCCGCCGTCGCGTTGCCGAGGGCCGATTCCCCGCCCCCATCAAGGACGGCACCCGCTGCACTCGCTGGGTGGCTGGTGACGTGACCAACTGGCTCCGCGCCAAGGTGGCGGCATGAGCTTTGACCGCACCCGACTCCCCGAGCCGCTGGGCTACTACGAAGGCCAGGGCCTGCAATTCAAGGAGCGCAAAGGCAAGTGGCGCACCACCGCTTGCAACTTCCACGGCAGCACCGACAGCATGCGCATCAACACCGACAGCGGCGCTTTTGTGTGCATGGCTGGCTGCGGCGCCCGTGGTGGCGATGTTCTGGCCTACCACCAGGCCCATGCGGGCCTGGACTTCATCAACGCCGCCAAGGAGCTGGGCGCATGGGTTGACGATGGCAATCCGGCGCCTGCCCGACCCACGCCACTACCTGCCCGCGATGCCCTGGCCGTGCTGGCCGTGGAGGCCAATCTGGTGGCCGTGGCCGCTGCCAACGTCGCTCAAGGCGTGATGCTGGCGCAAGTGGACTTGTCCCGCGTCTTGCAGGCGGCAGGCCGCATCCAAAAGATTGTGGAGGTGTTCGCATGAATGCTGTGATCGACATGGGGCGGGCAACCGCTCGCGTTGATGCCTTGGTGGATCGCAATAGCCAATGGCCTGACCCGCGCCCCATCGTGAGTGACCTTCCACCGGCCCCAACATTTGATGCCAATGCACTGCTGCCAAGGCCGCTTGCTGAGTTCGTCAACGACGAAGCCGACCGCATGTGCGCAGCGCCCGACTATGTGGCCGCCACGCTCATGGTTGCCCTGGGTTCCGTGATCGGCACCAAGTGCGCAGTGAAGCCCAAGCGCCGGGATGATTGGATCGTGACGCCCAACCTTTACGGTGGCGTGGTAGGTGATCCAAGCGCCAAGAAGTCGCCCACCATCGGCACGGTGATGCGCTTCATGGATCGCCTGGAGGCCAAGGAGGTGGAACTACTGGCCGAGCGTGTCAAGACCTACGAGGCCGAGCTGGCAGCGTTTGAAGCCCACGAATCGGCCATCAAGGCCAGCATGAAGAAGGCCGCAAGCGGTAAGCCAGACCAGGACAAGATGCTGGCCGCGCAAAACGACCTGACGAAGTTGGAAAAGCCCGAGGAGCCCCGCCCGAGGCGCTTCAAGTCCAACGACGCCACGGTGGAGAAACTGGGCGACATCCTGAGCCACAACCACCACGGCCTGCTGGTGTTCCGCGATGAGCTTATGGGCCTGTTGGCGAGCTGGGAGAAGGAGGGACGCGAGGGTGACAAGGCGTTCTATCTGGAGGGCTGGAACGGCACCGGCAGTTTCAGCATTGATCGCATCGGGCGCGGCAGTCAGTTCATCAACACCTTGTGCCTGTCTGTCTTCGGTGGCATCCAGCCCGACTTGCTGGAGCGCTACCTGGGCGGCATCGTCAACAGCATGGACAACGACGGGCGCATCCAACGCTTCCAAGTGCTGGTGTACCCCGAGCAGCCGACATGGGAGTGGCGCGACCGCTACCCGGTGAAAGGAGCGCGCGAGGCTGTGCGCGATCTGTTCGACCGGATGGCGAGCTTTGATCCTGTCATGGACGGTGCCACGCCTGCCGATGATTTTGTGAAGCTGCCGCACTTCATTTTCAACGACGAGGCGCAAGAGCTATTCATCCAGTGGGACACCGAACTGAACCGCGAGCGCATCCCGAACGAGGCAAATCCCATGATGCGCCAACACCTGGGCAAGTTCGAGAAACTGTTTTGCGCCGTGGCCTTGATCCTGCATTTGGCTGAGGGCCGCATCGGCCCCGTGACAGTCGAAAGCGCCATGCGCGCCGCCGTGTGGTGCGAATACTTGGAAGGCCACGCCCGGCGCATCTATGGCTTGGTGGAGACCGCCAAGACCACCACCGCCAAGATGCTGGCCCGCCGTATTGCAGACGGTAAGTTGCAATCGGGCTTTACTGCACGCGACGTGGTGCGCAAAAACTGGGCAGGCATCAAGTCCACCGCCGACGCAGAAACCGCTCTCGCCATCTTGGAGGAGCACGCCTGGATCATCGGCATCGAGGATGCGCCCGAAGGCGGCAGGCCCACCACCCGTTACCACCTCAACCCGAAAGCGAGGGCCGGGAAATGATCTCATGGCTAGATAAAGCGAAGGCGCATTTTTCACAAAAGCGCCAGGAGGCTACCGACGAAACCGACAAAACCCCCCTTTCGTCGGTTTTGGCAGTACCCCCCGCGCCCGTTTTTAAAAAACACGCATCCAACGACAGCGACGAAGCTGCACTACTGGAAGCATTGCTGGCCGAAGCGGATAGGGTTTGCGACCACTGGGGCGACGGCCCCGAGGCCAGGGCACAAATGCGCGAGGACGTAATGGCAGTTGCAAAGCATCAATGGCGTGACCTGCTAGAACACTTCCGAACGGCATACCCCAAGCCCTGATCCACAAGACCCGCCCCGAGCGGGTTTTTCTTCGCTTGATGGATTGATTTCTTGCATCGCTTTGTGGTATGCAATAGAATCTATCTATCAACACCCGCCCGGCGATTGCATGGGCACTTTTTCAAGAAAGCCCACAAATGCAACTGCATCAAATCCGCGAAGCCCGCGCCGCCAAAGTCCAAGAAGCCCGCTCCCTGCTGGCCAGCACTCCCCAGCTCAACGCCGAAGGCCAGGCCGCCTTTGATCGCATCAAAAAGGAAATCACCGAGCTGGAAGCGCAAGAGCAGCGCGCGCAGTTCATCGAGGACGCCGAGCGCCGCAGCCTGGGCCAGCCGGTGGACAAGGCCCGCAACGAGCTCGAGGGCGGCGTTAACGTGTTGGACGCCATCGCCGCTCAGATTGAAAACCGCAGCGTTACCGGTGCCCTTGCCGAGTTCCAATCCGAGGCCAAGCGCCAGGGCCTGACCGCCCGCAACGGCGGCGTGCTGGTGCCAACGAGCATCTTCGAAAAGCGCACCACCATGACCACGACTGGCGCGGCTGCTGTGGTGCCTGACGACTACCGTGCGGATCAATTCATCGGCCTGCTGCGCAACAGCATGATCGTGCGCAGCCTGGGCGCCCGCGTGCTGACCGGCCTGCGTGGCGATACCGTTCTGCCCAAGGCTACCGGCGCCGCCAGCGCCTTCTGGGTGAGCGAAGGCGACAGCCTGACCGAGAGCAACACCACGTACAGCTCCATCAAGCTGGAACCCAAGACCGTGGGCGCACTGACGGCCTTCTCGCGCAACCTTGCATTGCAGTCCAACCCCTCGATTGAGGCGTTGCTCAGGGACGATATTTCCGCTGTGGTGGGCCTGGCAGTGGACAAGGCTCTGATCCATGGAACCGCCGTGGCAAAGCAGCCGGTGGGCATCCTGAACGTGAGCGGCATTCAGACGGCAAACCTTGCCACCCTGAGCTGGGTCACCATCGTGGCGATGCTGGAAAAGCTGGGCCTGGAGAACATCACTCCGAATGCCGTGCTGACCCATGCCAAGGCCGCCACGAAGCTGCAAACCACCTTGAAGGACGCCAGCGCCGGTAGCGTGTACTTGATGGACGGCGGCCGCGTGGCTGGCCTGCCCGCCTACGTCACAAACCAGCTCGACGCCAAGGCAGGCACCCCGGACAAGGGCCGCGTGATCGCTGGCGACTTCTCGCAAATCGTGATCGGCGAATGGGGCGTGACCGAGATTCTGGCCAACCCCTATGCGACGGGCTACTACGAAAAGGGCGATGTTCAGCTCCGCATCATGCACACCATGGATGCGGTTGTCCGCCATCCAAAGGCGTTCGTGGTGGCCGACGACATGACCATTTAACCGAGGGTTGCGGCATGTTGGAACTACGCGGACACGGCACGCTCAAGGCGAGCGGCAACAAGACATTGACCGGCATCGCCGCCGTGTTCAATTCCGAAGCCAACCTGGGCCCATTCTGCGAAGTGGTGCGCCCTGGTGCTTTCGCCAAATCGCTGGCGACGGGTTCCAACATCCGCGCCCTGTACCACCACGATGGCAGTGCATTGCTGGGCACCACCCGAGGCGGCACCTTGCAACTTCGGGAAACGCCGCAGGGCCTTGCGTTTGAGCTGGCCTTGCCCGACACCACCCATGGGCGTGATCTGGCCATCCTGGTGGATCGCGGCGACGTTGCGGGATGCTCTTTCGGGTTCCGCGTGCCCGAGGGCGGCGACCGATGGGAGCAGCGCGGCGCGCAGACCGTGCGCGAGCTGCTGACCGTGGATCTTGTGGAAATCACGCTGACGGCAGACCCGGCCTATCAAGACACATCGGTGGCCCTGCGCAGCATGCCCAGCGTGTACGAACTGCATCGCCCTGGCATCGGCGGCAATGCCCTGTGGCTGGAGACTTGCCTGTGAAGATCATCGACCGCATCAAGTCCGTCATGGGCCTGGAGTCCCGCTCCGTGCTGGGCGTCAACGGCTGGCCTGTGCCCATCAGTGCATCGGCTGTCACGCCTGCCACCGCTCAGGGTGTATCGGCGGTCTATGCGTGCGTGCAGGCCATCGCAGAGACAACGGCCAGCCTGCCGCTGATCCTGTTCAAGCGCAACGGCGACGACCGCGAGCGCGCCTCGGATCATCCGCTCTATCGCGTGCTGCACGACATGGCCAACCCCGAGCAAACCGCCTTGGAGTTCCGCGAGTACATGCAAGCGTGCGTCCTGCTGCGCGGCAACGCCTTTGCGCGCCTGGTGCGTGGCTATGACGACGGCCAGGTGCGGGAGCTGTGGCCGCTCAACCCCGACAACGTGACGGTGCAGCGCACGGCATCCGGCCTGGTGTACGACTACACCAAAGACGGGGTTCTTACCCGCCTGCTGGCCCATGAGGTGCTGCACCTGCGCCACCGCCTGGGTGATGACGGGGTGATGGGCGTGAGCCCGATTGCCGCTGCACGTGGCGTGGTGGAGCTGGCACAAGCCGAGAACGAGCATGGCCGAAACACCTTCACCAATGGTGCCAGGCTGCTGGGCGTGCTCAAGTTCCCCGGACGCCTCAAGCCTGAGCAGCGCCAGGCCATCGCCACGAGCTGGGCAAGCCAACATGCAGGTGGCGGTAACGCAGGCCGCACGGCGATTCTTGAGGAAGGCGTGGACTTTCAAGCCCTGAGCATGAGTCTGGAGGACGCAAGCTGGATCGAGGCCCGCAAGCTGTCAGTGATCGAGATTTGCCGCCTGTACCGTGTGCCCCCTTCGATTGTGGGAGCCATGGAATCAGCGAACTATTCCAACAGCGTGGAGCACTCCCGCCAGTTCATCACGCAGACCCTGCGCCGCCATCTTGTGATGTGGGAACAGGCCATCGCTGCCAAGTGCCTGACAGACGCAGGCCGCCGCATGTACTTTGCCGAGCATCAGGTGGAGGGCCTTCTCCGTGGCGACAGTGCCAACCGTGCCGCGTTCTACAGCTCCGGCATTGCAGACGGATGGATGCTCAAGAGCGAAGCCCGCAAGCTGGAGAACCTGCCCGCTATCGACGGGCTCGATTCTGAGCCGGTTGCACTGAGCGCAAATCCGCGCCCAGCTCCGCAGCCGTACCCGAGCAAGCAGGGGGCGTGACGATGGCAGCAAACCGCACTGGACGCGATGCAGACCCGCGCCGCACGCTACCCCTCAACAGCGCCAGTTGGAGGCGCATGCGAGCGTCTGTGCTCAACGGTGAACCACTGTGCAGGCATTGCGCCGCCCGTGGCCTGGTGATCGAGGCAACGGACGTTGACCATGTGAGCGGCGACCCGTCCGACAACAGCTCCGAGAACCTACAGCCGCTGTGCCATAGCTGCCACTCGCTCAAGACCAATGCCGACATGGGCAAGCGCGTCTATCAGGGATGTGACGTGGACGGCCTGCCGCTCGATCCGAATCACCCGTGGGCGAAGGTATGCAGCCTCTTGCAGAAATCACCAGGCACGGATATTGCTAGACCGGCCGGTTCCCCTTCTTTTAATGCTGACTGCTTAAAAAATAGGCAATCATGAAGCTGACACCCAAGCGCCAGCGCTCCGACAGCGCCAAAGCCGCAGTCGCTGCGACCCAAGCCGCCGCCATGAGGCCCTTGGAGCCGCCTGCCCACGTCACGCTGCGCCCACAGGATGGCCCATTCTGGACGGCCATCGTGACCGCCCGCCCGCGTGATACCTGGAACGAGGTGGATCTGGCCAGCGCCGCGAACCTGGCCCGCTGCCAGGCGGACATCGAGGCCCTGCAAGCGCAGATTGATGAAGCGGGGTTCGTCATTGATGGCAAGGTCAATCCGGCGTGCGAGCTGCTGGAGAAAATGAGCCGCCGCGCCCTGGCCCTGACCCGTGCCATTGCCGTCAACACCGTGGCGACCGTGGGGCGCAGCGCCGATATTGTGAAGGGTGCCGAGCTGGAACGCCAGGCCCGCGCCGATATGCAGGACGATGGCCTGATCCCGACCTTGCGAGCCGTGAAGTGAGCCGCGCCGCCCGCATCATCAAGTTCATCGAGGCGTACTGTGTCACACCCGAGGGCGCGGACGTGGGCAAGCCGCTGCGCCTGGCCGAGTTCCAAAAGCAGTTCATCCGGGACGTGTACGACAACCCCGCAGGCACGCGCCGCGCCCTGCTGTCGGTGAGCAGAAAAAATGGCAAGAGCGGCCTGGTTGCCGGCCTGCTGCTGGCGCACCTGGTGGGCCCCGAGGCCAAGCAGAACGCGCAGATAGTCTCCGGTGCCATGAGCCGCGACCAGGCCGCCCTGGTGTTCTCGCTGGCCTGCAAGATGGTGCAGCAGTCTCCCAAGCTGGCGCCGCTGGTGAAGATCATCCCATCGGGAAAGCGCCTGATCGGCCTGCCCATGAACGTGGAATATCGCGCCCTGGCAGCCGAGGGCAAGACCGCGCACGGCCTGTCTCCGGTGTTGGCAATACTCGACGAGATCGGCCAGGTGCGCGGCCCGCAGTCGGACTTCATTGACGCTATCACCACCAGCCAGGGCGCCCATGCCGAGCCGCTGCTGATCGCCATATCGACGCAAGCGGCGAACGATGCGGATCTACTCTCGACGTGGATTGACGATGCCCAGGCCAGTGCAGACCCGCGCATTGTGTGCAGGCTGTATGCGGCCCCTGCTGGGTGCGAGCTGACGGACGAATCGGCATGGCAGGCCGCTAACCCGGCACTGGGCCTGTTCCGCTCGCGTGACGACCTCAAGGAGCAGATGGCGCAGGCGCAGCGCATGCCGAGCATGGAAAACAGCGCCCGCAATCTACTGCTGAACCAGCGTATCAGTACCGAATCGCCGTTCGTGTCGCCTGACGTGTGGAAGTCCTGCGCAAGGGGTATCGTTTCCCTGAACGACACCCCTGTCTTCTGTGGCCTGGATCTGTCGGCACGTACCGACCTCACCGCCCTGGTGATCGTCGGCCAGGTGGATGGCGTGTGGCAGGTGCAGCCGCATTTCTGGACGCCCGAGCAGGGATTGCACGACCGCGGCCGGCGTGACCGCGCCCCCTATGACGTGTGGCACCGACAAGGCCACCTGCGCACCACGCCAGGCGCCACCGTGGACTATGAGCATGTCGCGTCTGACATGCTGGAGATCCTCGCTGACCTTGACGTCCAAGCCATCGCCTATGACCGCTGGCGCATTGACCTCATGCGCCGGGAGCTGGACAAGCTGGGAGCCGAGCTGCCGCTGATGGAGTGGGGCCAAGGCTACAAGGATATGGCGCCGGCGCTTGATGCCCTGGAGGCCGAATTGCTCAATGCCCGCATCGCCCACGGCATGCACCCGGTGCTGACCATGTGCGCGGCAAACGCCACCGTCACCAAAGACCCGACCGGCGCCAGGAAGCTCGACAAAAGCCGCGCCACGGGCCGTATCGACGGCATGCAGGCCCTGGCCATGGCGATGGGCGCGGCATCGAGGGCAACGGAATCTCAATCCGTTGGTTTTGATTCCTTCACCTTTGTATAGCCCAGCCTGGGGGCGCCGCAAGGCATAGCCAGGACGCCTGTTAGTCGGTGAGTGAGGCGCGTAGAAAAACCCCGACTGCCTGCAGCAGCTCTTTCGGGATGCGTGGCAGGCACCTATTCAAACCCATTTGAAAGATTCAAATGCTGACACTGCAAGACGCCAAAGAACATCTTCGCGTGGATGACTACTGCGAGGACATGCTGATTGCCCGCCTGATCGACGCTGCGCAGGCCGCCGTGACCGACTACCTGGGCACCGAGGAACTACCTGACGCCATGCCGGTGCATGCGGCCTGCCTGATGCTGGTGGGCTCGCTGTACGCGAACCGGGAGACTTTGAGCGAGCGCCCGCTGAGTGAGAACCGGCTGTACGAGCGCCTGCTGGCCCCGTACCGAAAGTACGCCTGAGCCATCGCAAAACACGACTTGCGCTATTGATTGCAGCGTGATAGAAATTTAACGCAAAGAATGTAAATTGTTGATATACAAGCGATTGCAGCTATGAAATTTAAGTGCTTACACTAAATTCACATTCAGCGGGTATTTCCAATGTGCGATGACTGGAGCGAAAAATGAGGGCCGGACGTCTTGACCAGCGCGTGACCGTGGAGCAGCTTGTGACGATTGGGGATAGCTGGGGCGGCACCGTAGAGGCCTGGGCGCCGCTCATGACGGTATGGGCCGCTGTGGAGCCGCTGGTGGGCCGGGAGTACCTGGCAGCGCAGGCCGCGCAGTCCGAGGTGACGGCGCGCGTGACCATGCGCTACCGGACTGGCATCACGGCGCAGGATCGGGTGATCCATGATGGCAAGACCTACGGCATCGTGAGCGTGATCGACGTGCGCAGCCAGGGCCGGGAGCTGGTGTTGATGTGCAAGGCCGTGGGGTGA